ACGACTGTATTGAATGAAAATCATGATAAACCTATAGAACATGGTCGTGCTGTGCATCATCCAATACAGAATTCTGCCACACTTATTAATGATAATGAAGCGAGTCAACATGATACAGTTAGTACTAGGATTGAAGCTAATGCTGTTAAGATCAGCAAGAAAGGTGTTGAAAGTAGCGTTCGTCATGCAAAGTTAATGATGAAAACACTTTTTCCGAATTCAAAACATACTTTGACACCTTTAACTACTGATGAAGTTAATAATATTATGACAAAACCTTCACAGCGTTTAGGGTTCCAACAATGCATCACAGCTCTCTTACCTATGAATGAACATTTTCCAGCTGTTCAGGCTTTCATCAAACAAGAAGCTGCTGCGACACCAGCAAAAAGTAAACGTGTCATAATGCCCGTGAGCAAAGAACATCGCGTGAATCTATCATGTTATACGTTAGCAGTAGCACGCTTTGTAAAACAATTTCCATGGTATGCTTTTGGTAAAGCACCACCTGATATTGCTAGACGTGTTCACGAAGTTGCTAGTCGAGCTAAACACTTAGTTACAACTGATTGTAGTGGTTTTGATTCGACTCATAATAATGCAACACAGGCGGCCGCAATTGCTCGTTTGTGCTATTTGTTTCCACCTGAGGAACATGACACTATTAAACATTTATATGCTGCACAATCAGATCTCGTTGCGCATATAGGGGGGAAAAATTGTGATCATGGTGTTAATTTTGAGACTGCTAAGATATTATTATCTGGTTCACCTGATACATCAATTGGAAATACTTTAGACCAATTACAAGGTGTATTTAATTCGTTCCTGTATTCAAAGAATCCAAAAACAGGCGTTTTATTTAAACCTGAAGAGATTATTGATTATCTAGGTGTATATGGTGGTGACGATGGTTTTACACCCGATATTGAACCCGAAGCTTTACGTAAAGGATTTACAGATTTGGGTTACAAAATTAAGATTGAAAAAGTCACTAAACCAGATGAAGCAGTTACATTTTTAGCGCGCACATATCCAAACCCTTGCTTATCCATGGGCTCTTATAGTGATATAAAACGTGTCCTTTCCAAAATCCATCTTACAAATGCTAATTCCTCTGTTTCTGATAGTGAGATTTATAAGAGAAAAGCAAAAGCATTATTAACTACTGATCCACAGACACCCATTCTTAGTGAATTAGGTGATTTGTATTATCGATCAGCAGGTTGTGATACAAGTATGGATCGTCTTGAAGACATATCAAATGAAGAGCTGTCATGGAATGCAATGCAGTGTATTATTACTAAAACTAATTATCCACACTGTGAGTTTATGGATATCGTAGAATCACAAATTTGTATGGATTTAGACATACCAACACCACAATTGTCTCAAATTCGTGATTCTATTAGAAAATGCAAACATGTACGTGATCTCATCGTTCCTGAATTACCATGGACTAAATGGATAACAACAAGAGATATTTTAGTTGATGGTGATCTGTTCACGGCCGGTGAAGGTGTTGATCAGTACGGTATGCGCATTGGAGCATCTACACCTAAATACGCAAAAGAACCTGTTGGTTTGAAGCGTAATAATAAGAAGAGACCAGGTTTACAAATATGGAAACCTAAACCAAATGTACCTGGTCTCACTGCTCCTTTATGTTGAAGGTTTGAAT